ACTACCATTCAATGGTGTTAAAGGTGATCCAAACGTAAAACAAATTCAAGTACAAGTACCTTGCGTTGAAATGTATGGACCTGAAAACTCTTGCCCGATATTGGCAGAAGTTCGTCCATGGTACAAAGACGAAAGTTTGAAAGAAATGGCAAACAAGTATTGGAAGAAACGTAGTTATATTTTCCAAGGTTTTGTTCGTCAAAATCCTCTTGGTGATGACGTAACACCTGCGAACCCAATTCGTAAGTTTATCATCAGCCCACAAATCTTTACAATCATCAAATCAAGTTTGATGGATCCTGAGATGGAAGAATTGCCAACAGACTATATGCGAGGTCTTGACTTCAACGTTAAGAAATCAAGCAAGGGTGGTTATGCAGATTATTCTACTTCAACTTGGTCACGTAAAGAATCAGCATTGACTGAGGCAGAACAAGCCGCAATTGCCGCACATGGTTTGTACACATTGCTAGACTTCTTACCCAAGAAGCCAGGCGAAGCAGAACTACGCATTATGAAAGAAATGTTTGAAGCAAGCGTAGATGGTAAACCATATGACAACGAACGTTGGGGCAACTATTTTAGACCTTATGGTTTGGAGGCACCAGCAGGTTCTAAGCCAGCAGACGATGTTGACACACCAACTCCAGTTTCAACTCCTACTCCTAAAGTTAGTATTCCTGATGACGAACCAGCAATGGCTGAATCAGTGTCGATTCCAACTGCGGCATCAAGTGATAAAGCACAAGACATTCTCGCAATGATCCGTGCTAGACAAGCAAAGACTGCTTAATCGTAAGGGGGAAGTAATCCTTCCCCCACTTAGGAGAAAAAATATGACATTGCCAGACGAAAGATATCGGGCTATTAAGCAAAGCAAGAGATTGCTAGAAGAACTATGTGATCCTGGTAAAACACCAAGAGTACCTAGTTTGGTCAGAGATCGGGCTAGAACATTATTGCGACATTTTCCAAATGATTATGATTTGGACAACATAGCAGAAAAATGTCCCGACCTACTTGATAAACAACCGTTAAACATGTATACTAACGGTAAACACATTGGAGATAAAATTGGGTAAACCATTTGATGTAAGTAAATTTAGGCGAGAAATAACTAAGTCCATTGAAGGACTTAGTATAGGGTTTAATGATCCGACCGATTGGATCAATACAGGAAATTATGCACTTAACTATCTTATTAGTGGTGATTTTAACAAAGGCGTGCCTCTTGGTAAGGTCACTGTATTTGCTGGGGAATCTGGTTCCGGAAAGAGTTTCATCTGCTCTGGTAACTTGGTTCGCCACGCACAGCAACAAGGTATCTTTGTGGTTCTCATTGATTCGGAAAATGCTTTAGATGAGAAGTGGTTACACGCATTAGGTGTTGAAACTACAGAAGATAAATTGTTAAAACTAAACATGGCTATGATTGATGATGTAGCCAAGACAATCAGTAAATTTGTAACTGATTATAAAACACTTCCAAGCGATGACAGACCTAAAGTATTGTTTGTCATTGATAGTTTGGGAATGTTGTTGACTCCAACTGACGTTAATCAGTTTGAAGCAGGTGATATGAAAGGTGACATGGGTCGTAAGCCTAAAGCATTGGCTGCACTTGTTCGCAATTCAGTTAATATGTTTGGTAATCTAAACATTGGTATGGTTGCAACTAATCATACATACGCAAGTCAGGATATGTTTGATCCAGATGATAAAGTATCAGGTGGTCAAGGCTTTGTGTATGCAAGTAGTATTCTTGTTGCTATGAAGAAACTCAAACTCAAAGAAGATGAGGATGGCAATAAAGTTTCAGAAGTAAATGGTATTCGTGCCGCATGTAAGATTATGAAAACACGTTATGCTAAGCCTTTTGAAACACTACAAATTAAGATTCCATACGAAACAGGTATGAACCCGTATAGCGGTTTGCTTGATTTGTTTGAGAAGAATGACCTGCTTACTAAAGAAGGCAATCGTTTGAGTTATACAACCAACGACGGAGAAATCTTAAAGATGTTCCGTAAGGGTTGGGAATCAAATGACAATGGTTGTTTGGATACTGTAATGAAAGAATTCAGTTCCGGACGTGACAAAGTAAAACCAGTAACTGAATTGGAGACAGTAGAATGAGCCTTAATGCAATAGCCGAAGTTTGGGATGCATTGCGTAATCATATTGATTTGCATGAACGTGCTGATGCCGCAGAAACTTTAGTCAATTATATGATTGACAATAACTTTGAACCCGACGATATTAAAGAATCATTTCGGGGTGATAAAGAGATTGCTACTGCATTGAAGTACTACGCTGACCAATTGAGTGACGAAGAAGAATACGAAGATTATGATGATGAGGAAAATGAGGACGAATATTAATGAATTGGTATACTAGAGTCACTTATGACCTTAGTGTGATACCCGATTTTATTTCTCATTACGAATCTGAAATATTGAATGCAAAGCGTGATGTAAGCGTTTATGGTAATATTGAAAAGAATATTGCCGCATTACCCGGAATCACAGAACAGAGGTTCAACCAGCTACAAGAGATTGAGGCTGTGTTGAACTTTCTCAACATTCAATTACGGAAAATTCGCCGAAAACATTTTCAAAAATATTTAGAAGCGTATAATAGAGCACTGACCAGTCGTGATGCTGAAAAGTATGTAGACGGGGAAGATGAAGTTATTGATTATGAAACACTAATCAATGAGGTAGCATTATTACGTAATCGTTGGTTAGGCATATTAAAAGGTTTAGACAGCAAGAACTTTATGCTTGGTCATATCACAAGACTCCGTACTGCTGGTATGGAAGACGCAACAATAAGTTAAGGAATAAAATGACAGGAATATTAAAAGGTTTGTCTACTGTACAAGGCTATGTGCCGGTAGGTTTATCCACCGCACAAATTCAAGCAATATCACCCAGTCAAGCAATTAACCTGTGCAGTTTAAAAAAATCATATTCATCATCCGGTTCAATCTTTGGTGAAGAACAATCTGCATACGGGTCACACATTAAAAAATACTCTATACTTGAAAGCACTGAGGACTTGCTTGTGTTGGCTGCTACATTGAAAAGAATTAGAGAAAAACAAAGTATGCACCATATACATAGTGTGTTGGATAGTAATTTGTTAGAGTACATTACACCTGAAGATAGACAAGAAGCAACAGAAATTCAGGATTACTATAGCAAAAAAATAATGTTATGGAAGCTCAAAGGTTCACACTTGTCAAAGTTTCGCAATGACTTAAATGAAATGATACATGGAGATCCTAAAAAGTTTCGTGAGGAAATGATTGGTATTGCATACTATTTACCTAGCTTTAAAGAGTATGATGTTGTATTAGATGAAGTTCGTTGTGATGTAAAAAATGTACCAACTGAAAGAGTTGATAAAATTAAATTTGGCACTAGATTATTGACCCCTATGAAAAAAATGCATCGTAAAACAAAGAGAACAAATGCATTTCACTATTGGTTCAAAGATGAATCTAATTATGCAGTTTTCTTAAGCATTGATGCAGGAAATCCTTTGTTGCAGGTCTGGAACCATTTGTTTGAAACAAAAGATTTACTTTCTATGAAGGGTACATTTTATGTTCAAAAACGTGATGATTTTGAATACTATAGTGTTAAAAATTACGAACTGACAAATATTTGACAATTAATCAGTTTGCCTGTATAATACATGTATCAATTAACTTAAGGAACAAAAATGACTATCAAACAAAGAGCAATTTATCAGACTATCGCAATCGTCCTAGGTATTGTAGGCGGTTCATTTCTATTAAATGTAATACTTTTTTATACACCTGCTATTGCAATACAATATGCATGTGGTGTTATCCTAAGTGGATTCATAGTATATGGTATATACGGTGTTGTTTTAGCACGACTTGAGTCTAACGAAAAATTAAAGGAACTTAGTTCCAAAACTTGACAATAAATGGATACCCTGCTATACTACGTGTATTGATTCATTAATTGAAAGGGAATTTATGTCTACTATTCGTGTTGTTCGTGGTGAGTATCGTAATATGCCTGTGATGAACGAAACTTTTACACTTGTCAAGGGTTATCAGACAGGTGCAAAAGGTGGTTATGTGACAGTTAAAAACGAGGGACATTTCCCTGTAGGCGGTGAAGATGTTCGGGTCAAAGTGTCCGACATTCATCAAATTGAATTTTTAGACGGAGACAATGTAATGACAGATGCTATTCAGTTTGTAGCAAAACAACCTAAAACACCTGTAGTCAAAGAGACTGACGAGGAAGCAATGAATCGTATTGCTACCCGCTTTCAGGTTCTTGATGAAATGTCAAAAGCGGCTATCAATGGTGATATCCGTGCTATGATTGTATCAGGTCCTCCCGGAGTTGGTAAGTCATATGGTGTTGAAACACAACTTGAAAAAGCTACATTGTTTGATAAGCTTGCAGGTAAGCGTGTTCGCTATGAAGTTATCAAAGGTGCAATGACTGCACTAGGCTTGTACGCACAATTATATAAATACTCGGATCGTAAAAACGTGTTAGTGTTTGACGATTGTGATAGTGTGTTTGCTGATGACTTGTCATTGAACATTTTGAAGGCTGCATTGGATTCAGGTAAGCGTAGACGCATTTGCTGGAATAGTGATTCTAGTCTGTTACGCCGTGAAGGTATCCCTGACAGTTTTGACTTTAACGGTACTGCTATTTTCATTACAAACTTGAAGTTTGAAAATGTGAAAAGCAAAAAGTTGCAGGATCACTTAGAGGCATTGCAAAGTCGTTGTCACTTTCTTGACCTGACTATTGACAGTGAACGTGACAAAATGTTGCGTATCAAACAGGTACATCGTGATGCTGACGGTGGTTTGTTCAAAGACTATGACTTTGAAAACAATGAAGCCGACATGATTATTGATTTTATGTTTGAGAATCAAAGTCGCTTGCGTGAGTTGAGTATGCGTATGTGTTTGAAAATTGCAGACCTAGTAAAGATTAGTCCTAGCAATTGGAAAGCTTTGACTACTAGTACTTGTATGAAATCTGCTTGATTTACCCTTTCGTCAAGCAGTTAAGAGGGGCTTACATGCCCCTCTTATTTCCATATGTATTGTGGACCTTAAGAAATTATGTTAGAATGTATAAATGAGATCCTGCAAATTAATTATTAAAGACGAGGTCAATGTAAAAATTGAAGGCTTAGAACTAGCCGAACGTAAAGCATTGATGAAGAAATTTGAATATGAAAAGCCCGGTGCACGTTATCTGCCGAGTGTCCGGCTAGGTCGTTGGAACGGTAAAATCAGTTTCTTTAGTCTAGGTGGTAGTAGCTATGTTAACTTACTACCTGAGATTCTTCCTGTACTTGATATGGCAGGATA